GGCGCGATGACAGGTGCGTTTGGTATTTGGATGGGCGGCGAAAACAGGAAACACAGCGATGAAGTATAACACGTCTCACTTTCTAGATAAGGTCATTCAGCACGAGGGCATGGTCCTCACTGTTTATCAAGACACGCTGGGCATCGACACAATCGGTATCGGACGCAACCTCAAGGATCGCGGCATCAGTAAAGAAGAACTTGACCACATGGACATTCCATCTATGGCCGTTGTATACGAGCATGGCATCACAGAAGCTGACGCACGATATCTCGCACTGAATGATATCAAGATTGTCGAAGAAGAACTGTGTCGGGTGAAGCCTGTCGTTCACGAATTAGATTCGGTACGGCAACTGATTTTGATGGACATGGCTTTCAACATGGGCGTACCCCGCCTCTGTAAATTTAAGCGCATGTGGAATGCGATACAGGAGAGCAAGTTCGACGCCGCCTCACGAGAGATGCTTGACAGCAGGTGGGCAAAGCAAGTAAAATCGAGGGCTATCAAGCTTTCGGTTGCGATGGAGAAAGGCGAGTTCTGACTTGATATTTACTAAGAAGAATACAATCGTCGTGATAGATGATTTCTTCTCTGACATTTCAGAAGTAAATAGAGAACTAGACGACGTAGAACAGTGGTCGGTGATGGATCACCCAGACAAAGATATGGGTGCTTGGCCGGGATATCGAAGCACAAATTTAGTGCTGCTAAATCACAGTATTGTGAGGCAGTTTAAAATGTGCGCCTACGACTACTTGGGCGGGCTTACTGACATGATGTTGTACAAGCATACCCGACTGTCTAGTGACGAACAGCGCGATTACATACATTCCGACGGTGGAGATATAGCAGGACTCGTATACCTGTCGCCTACAAATCTCGATTCGTCTACTCGATTTTACGATAAAGCGGATATGATTGCAGAGGTAAAGTTTGTGCAAAACCGCGCTGTTTTCTTTACCGCTGCTATGCCTCACAGGGCATTCGGCAATCATGGCGAAGATTTGCAAAGTGGCAGGACAACCCTCAACCTCTTTGCAAGGTACATGTAGCTATGAATTGTAAACTGATCTCTCCTCATATTCCTTTTATTCGTCGTATGGACGAGTGGCTTACCCCAGCGTTTCCCGACTGGTTTAAGAATCTGCCCAGTACAAAAGATAAGTTTGATTACGACGCTATGTCGTTTGAGAAGAACGTAAAGACTTGTCCTTCTTTTGTGCGGTTGTTTAAAAACAGTTACCTGTTTCGCGCCCCAGAGGACGTAATGTTTTCTAGCCCCGAAAAGGGTAGCAAAGTAATTACAGCAGCAGGAGAAGCCCCCTACCCATTTCAGTCTGTGTCGTCTAGCGACATGAACAAGAAGATGAACCCGGCTTTTTCTGAAACACATGCCAATATTCTGTTTACGTATCAGTTTAAGCTAGTTGCTGATGAACCGACGGAACTGGTTTTTCTAGACCCTTGTTATCATTTAGACAGAAAGTCAGAGTTGATGACTATGACTGGCACTATGCAGCTAAATCCCGACCTGTACATGCCCATAGGTTTGAACATGATGCTGCCCTACACTGCCTTTGATGACAAGCATGAGTGCTTTATTCGCAGGGGTCAGCCCCTTGCCTACTTTTATTTTCCTAACGGGAAGCCCACGATTGATCCAGTAGAGTGTACGAAAGATGAGTGGGACTTAGAATACGGATACTACCGGACAGTATTCCAAGGAAATTGGACGCAAGAGATGCACAAAGTAGTCACGAAGGAAAGAGAAAGTTCTTACTAATGAGATATACCCCACCACGCAAAGCTATGCCTGCATCAGAACATTCTTTGAAACAACAGCCTATCGAACGCCACTACTACTATGAGGGCGACACGTCGGGCGGATACTACTATGAAGAAGGCGAAGCTAAATACACGGGAGAGAAAGATGCCTCTGACAGAAAAGGGACGTAAGATTATGAACAGTATGCAACGTACTTACGGGGGCAAAAAGGGTGAGCAAGTCTTCTATGCAACCCGCAACGCGGGCAAAATCACGGGCGTCGAAGAAACGTCGGCAGCAAAATCGGCTGGAGCGACTGGCTACGCGAAAGGCGGTAAAACAAAAAGCAAAAGTAGAGTTAATGAGGCTGGCAACTATACTAAGCCCGGAATGAGAAAGCGCATATTTAATCGCATCAAGGCTGGTGGCAAGGGCGGGCGTCCGGGTCAATGGTCGGCGCGTAAAGCCCAAATGATGGCTAAAGCCTACAAAAAAGCCGGGGGCGGGTACAAGGGCTAAGATGAAGCATGTCTTTCTCCTGTTTGTTTTCTTAGGCACGGGAGAAGACAAGCGACTAGCTAGTAACGATCTCTACTTCGCTGACCTTAACGACTGCGTGTGGTATGCACAAATCCTACACAAGCAGGGAGAAAAGATAACTTCTTACTGTTTACCTAAACTTGTTGATGAAAATATGAAGGTGTACTGATGGACCCCATTTCCGCAATGGCAACTGCTTCGGCAGCGTTTTCAGCAATCAAGAAGGGATTTGCCGTAGGGCGAGATATCGAACAGATGGCTGGTGACCTGTCTCGTTGGATGGGTGCCATGTCCGACCTTGAACAGGCGGAGAAAGAAGCAAAGAACCCGCCTATATTCAAGAAGCTTTTTGCAGGGCAGTCCGTAGAGCAGCAGGCTCTTACGGCATTTGCTAACAAAGAGAAGGCAAGTCAACAACGATACGAATTACAGCAGTGGATTTCTCTGACGATGGGTAAGTCAAAGTGGGACTCACTTGTGCGTATGGAAGGTCAGATACGCAAGCAACGCAAAGAAACGCTGTACAGACAGAGAGAACGCCGACAGAAATTCGTAGAGGTTGTAGCGTGGATAATGGTAGTTGCTGCTGGTGCCGCTGCTCTTTATGCTTTTGTTGTCTTCATGCGGGGGCACGTTGCAAACGCAGGGTCTTTACCTAGTCAGCCTAGCCATGTAGTTTGTCGTCTCAAGGCATGTACTATTATAGATAACAATCGTGTGTGCGTTTATCACGGCCCACGAAATACAGTAGACACACTGTTCCTAGACAAGAATGAGTGGTTCCCTAGAGAGTTTCAGTGCAAGTATATGCCTAACTCTGAACGTCCGCCCAGCATACAGGACACTTTCGAAGCAATCCGTAAATCTCAGAAGAAGTAGATTTTGCTTGCATAGTTAGTGCATTTGTGATAAAATAAAGTATTTAGAGGGATGTAAGATGCAAAAGCTTGCTATCGAAGCACTGAAACATAAATATACAGCGGAGATGGCTGATGCAGAGTTTGTATTCGCAATTTACTTTAAAAATGCTGTTGGCGTGGGTGAACATCCGGGTCTGTTGGAAGAGATGGATACAGCGCTTAAAAAGTGGGGAGACGCCCAAGATAAATTAGCCGCACTGGCTACGCTAACAATGGAGATGGATGATGGCACTGAAGAAGAGCCAACGCTCTTTGAAAGCGTGGACTAAACAAAAGTGGAGGACAAAGAGTGGCAAACCATCCACCCAAGGTCCGAAAGCAACCGGGGAGCGATATCTACCGTCTCGTGCCATCAAGGCACTATCGTCGGCGGAGTACGCAGCCACCACGAAAGCCAAGCGGAAAGCTACTCGCGCCGGTAAGCAGGTGGCCAAGCAGCCCAAGAAGATAGCGAAGAAGACTCGCGCATATCGAAAGACACGCTGATGCCAATTACAAATACAGCTTCTAAGCTAGTAACAAAAGCATCCGACCTTACTGGCACAGGTCAAGTGACACTCTATACTGTCCCGGCAAATCACACTTCGATTGTCCGGGCACTTATCGTAAGTAATTCAGACTCGTCAGCACGTAATATTCTTGTGCAATGGAATGACGGATCAACGACTACAAATATTTTTGAGGCCCGTGCAATCGCGGCCAACTCTTCAGAGGCGTTAATTAACGACAATGCACCTCTGTATCTTCAAGCGGGGAATATCGTTTACGTAACGGCTACTACCGCAAATACGCTACTAACAACGATATCCGTAGAAGAATACTACGATCCTAATCGTTAAACTGCCTAATAGGGAGAATCCAAATGGCAATCACAACAGCAATGTGTACAAGCTTTAAGAATGAACTTTTGGGTGGTACACACGATCTCGACACACATACTATCAAGCTGGCCCTTATTAAGAGCGGCATGAGCGGTACGTATGGTGCAGCAACCACCAATTACTCTGATGTAACTGGCAACTCTGACGAAGCCACAGGCAGTAACTACTCTGCGGGTGGACAAAACCTCGACAGTGCTGCAATCACTACAAGCGGTACTACTGCTTTTGTAGACTTTGCTGACGAAGTATTCAGCAACGTAACCACTAGTGCAGCAGGTTGTATCATCTACAATTCCTCTGCATCAAACAAGGCGATCTGTGTGATTGACTTCGGTGGTACTGTTTCTGCAACTGCCGGTGACCTAACCATTCAGTTCCCAACTGCGGACGCTTCTAACGCTGTTATTCGTATCGCGTAAGGACTAGGCTATGTCCTTTTACGGCACTAATGATGCTATCTATGGCTCCGGCGCGTACGGCACTGCGTCGTACGGCATAACAACTCCTATAGTTGTACCTACAGGAGTTAGTGCCACAGGTAGTATAGGTGCTGTACGCGGTACTCTTTCGATAGCTGTATCCAGCGTTTCGGGTACGGGTCAAATCGGAAGTCCTAGTCTGTCCGCAGACGTTAACGAAACTTTAACGGGGGTTGTAGCTACAGGGTTTGTAACCTCTGTCGAGGCTCAATCTCTAAGTACGTTAACGGGTGTGTCAGCTACCGGCGGCGTAGGCACTCCGCGTGTCCATGCTATATTTGGTGCTAACGATGCACTGTACGGAACAGGACGATACGGCGCTGCGTCTTACGGAGATGTTTCTCCTACTATAAACGCACCATCACTCGTTGCTACTACCGCTGTAGAACCCGTTTCTGCTGGTGGTTTTGAGATTGACATCAGCGAAGTTCTTGTCGGCGTGTCCGCAACAATTACGGCGGGCACAGGCATACACGTCATTGAGCCTAACGCACAGCCTACAGGTGTAGAAGGTACGGGTGCAATCGGGACTGTCTCTCCGAATCTTACAGAGACACTTAACTCTGTTTCGGGAACAGGGCAGATTACAGCAATCAACGCTGCAGTAGGCAAGGCGGTTGTTGGTGTTTCAGCGACCTTTACTCTTAACAAGGGTAACAGGCCGTTTGCAAAGACCTTTAATACCTTAGCTGTTCCGGGCGTAAACGCTACTGGCGGAATAGGTGTTATCACACACAGCAACACCGTCACTCTATCCGGGGTATCCGGTACGGCTGTATGTGGTGGAGTAGAGTCACAGCCAACAGAAGCTGTAACGGGAGTATCGGCTACAGGAGCGATAGGGGGTGGATTAACCTTTATCGCAATCGCAAACTTCACGATAGACTCCGCATCTGCTACGGGCGCTATTGGAACTGTCGAACCGCAGGTAACGGAAGACCTCGCTGAGAATATAATTCCAAGTGTGTTTGCTACGGGCAGTGTAAGTACCCTTACGCTACATGTAACTGAGGCTTTAGCCAGTGTTTCCGGCACAGGCGTTGTTAACAGCACTACAGAAACCGGCGTGGTAACTACATTCGTTGCGTCTAACTACAGCAGACAGCGTACCCTAAAGATAATACCAAGCGAGAAGGCTGCACAAAGAAGGAAGGCTGCGTAATGGCTCTTAAATGGCCCGACAAAGACCCAGACGAACAGTTAGACTATTCTGTTGACTGGTCAAACGCACTGGGATTGAATACCATCTCTAGTGTCACTTGGAAAGTGCGCGATGCTGATGGTAACTTGGAGACGTGGACTGATGCAGAAATCGTCAATGGACTGCAGCGCGTAAGCGCTACAAACACAACCACAGTTGCCACTATCGTGTTAGGTAGTGGTACTGCTTTCACT